GTCTGTAGTGGCGCGGAAAACATGATCCTTGCCATTCGTGCTTGCTGCTGCAACCGCACCCATAATAAGGTTAGCTGAAGTCCGCTCTTGCTTGAGAAGAATCTCTTGAGCCATACGAGTGAAAGTTTTGCTGATGACATCCATGCGGCTCTTAGCTGCATAACGACGATCAAAACTTACTGCTGTATCAAGGCTATAGGTAGCTACCTTAAGCTCGGACACAGTAGGTACGACTTGGTTTTGTGGAAGGCCTCCAGCAACGCTTGTGCTGTAGACATTGACATAATCTTCATCAGTTACATCATAGTACAGATCCAACGGAATTGAAGGATTGTCTTCTGAGTTAAACTGAAGAGGAGTAAATAGGTTACTAAGGACAGGAGCGTTATTGATAACTTCAGCGATCACAGGACCGATGAATTCAGCAAGAGCTACTTGAGCCTCATATGCAACCGAACGATTTTTAGAAGCCATAGCTTTAATAAGCTCTAGCTGTTCTGGTGTTCTTTTAAGGGAAATTTTCATTTGATATATTTCTTAGTTAAAGGTTAATTTTTAAAGACCGAGAGCAATTACTGCGTAGCCACCTGCATAAGCATCAGTAATAGTTCCGCTAGAGCGAGAACCAGTTCCGATAACTGTACCGATTTTTTCGGGTGCTGTTGAAGCGCAAGCAACAACTTGACCACTTACGGATGCACTAAGTGCGATACCGCCTCCGACTGTTAATGATCCCTCATAACCTTCTTCTACAAGAGTAAACACTCCGCGAGTAGCTACTGGAACAGCTTGTCCTGGCATTACGGAGAAACTTTCATCCGCTTTGATTGGATTGTAAAGCAGTTTTTCGCCGTTTTCGTCATACTTTGCAGTTTGACGTAGCGTAATTCCAAGACATGAGTCACCGCTAATCGCTGGTGAACACTCAAGGTTTACACTTGGGTATTGAGCTTTAATAAAAGGATAATCAGTCTTACCAAGGTAAGAGTTATCCGAGTAACTTACTGGGTCTTTGTCGAAATCTCCAGCGGAGACTTTAACGAATACACCAGCATCTCCAGCACCCGTGTCCGTAAGGGACTCGTTAGCGCTAGCTTCATCTAGAGCGAAAAGATTAATTACATCGTTTTCGTCATATTGTCTGAATGGTAAGATTCTTAGCATAATATTTGTTTTTTTTTGTTAAATTTTTAAGATATTTCAATGTTTTTTCGGTCAAATGCACTTGCAAATTTCTCTCTAAGGCTAGGCTCCTCACGGGATACTGGCTCATTAGTATTGGAGATTGCTGCCTCGCTAGATTCTACACTGTCAAGGATTTCCTCATGTGTTTTTTCTGTTGAAGCTTCTGAAACAGGATTTGTCATCCTTTTTGCAACTTCTTCTTGGATTCTAGCTTCGACGCTCTTTTCGAACTCGGCTTTGGCTTCTTTGCTTTTGTGTTTCCAAAGAACTGTAATCTTATCTTCAAACGAAGCAAAGGCTTCTTCTGTTTCGATAGATTTAAGCTCCTTAGCCAAAAACTCTTTGTCTTCGTCTTCAAGATCAAACCTTTGATCCAAAACATCCATACGCTGATTAAAACGAGATACCGCTTCTTCAGCTTTAATAGACGCTTCGTATTCGGCGATTTTGGATTGCGCTTGCTCGAACTTAGACTTCAGCTCTTCAACCGAATTTTTTAGTTCTGCATGTTCGTTGGCAACGGCCTCCTTCTCTTCTTGAGTTTTATGAAGTTCTTGCTTATACTGCTCATCTTTTTCTTTAATAGCATCAGTAAAGGTGCTAGTCATTGAAGCGATGGCTTCTTGCGAGAACTTCTTCTCGCCGAGAAGGTCCTTCAGTTCTGAGATTACTTTTTCGAGTTCCATAGAATTATTCTTTTTAAGGTTTACATTAGTTTTTTGTTTTTGTGAAATATTTTTATCTTTTTTATCTGTTAAATTAAAGCTTTCTTCTTCTTTTGCCTTCATATGAACCCCCTTAACATCGGCAGCTGGGTTAGAAGTATAACCTATACCAAGTGGATAAATCTTTCCTTTAATCAATCTGTTTACTGGCCTTCCGTCTTGAGTATAACCAGAACCGCCATTAGATTTAAGGCACCCAACCATTTCTTCCATCTCTTCAATGTCGTCTATAATTGTAGCATCCTCAGTGTATTCACTTCCAACCGCCAACACAAATTCAGAGAAGCCAACCTCCCAACTTGTAGAGACCGAATGATAATAAGGACTATATGAGTCGACAGACCTCTCTACCGCTTCAGCAAACTCAGCGTTAGCTGATTTATAAACAACCGCACCCAAAGCGATATTAAAAGGTTTTGAATAATTATTAACTTCTGCTTCCGACAGTATTTCGTTAGTTCCATAATCACTCCAACCAGCGTTTACGATATGTCCAACAATTCTGTCTTTATCGTGTTCTATATTAGTTGGTTTATGAACAAAGTTTTTTGTATAAGCTATCGCTGTATCAGTACTTATTCCGTCGCCGTTTTTATTAAATTTGTTAACCACAGCAGCATTGAACGCCACTCCTAACAGATCCGAATTATCTTCAAAATCAATTTCACCAGGAACTAATGACTCAAGATTTTCTAAAGAAGCTTTTGAAATAAAAGAAGCTCCCACTTCGCAGGGTAAAATTTCTGCATCAAAAGTTGCAGTGTATAGATAATCTTTTTTTTCTGATTTAGACTTCTTTTTTATGAATTTCATTGCTGTGATGTAATATTGCTGCTTCGTAACTGCTTAGTTCGTGCTTTGCTCCTATTTCTAAAATTTCTGGTAATATCCCTAAGTCTTGTATTTCCTCTAAGTTATCTACACAAGAAATTGCCTTTTGTGTCCAATTTCCAACATCAGTAGAACAAACCACAGCTTCACACAAACCATCAAGCATTTTTTTCTTATTTTTTGAGAATTTTTTTGCCCCTGTTTTTTTGATAATTAACTCTTTTGCTAATGACCTAAAACCTTCAAGTTCGGAGATAATTTTTTCTATATTCTTCCGAGAGTAAGACGAGGCGCTAGATTCTTCTTGGGGTATTCCGCTTGTACCCTCTGGTCTTCCAGCTGCTTTATTCGGGCCCTTTGGATCGCTGCCCTGATCTGCACCCTCAACCATTGGGACACCGCCGACTATAGGGTTGTAGTAACCCTTTTCTCTTTCTTCGACGAATTTCTTTTGAGAAGAGGAAATCTCTTCCACCTCAGGGAATTTTCCAGTATGGAACATCTCCATGCCTTGTTGAGGAGTAATTACCCCAAGCTCCATAAGCCTTGTTGCAACTTTCATTAGCTGTGTTTCGTCTCTCATGTCAATGTCTTTAAACACCGCAGTTGGATACGATCTAAAACCAAGATTTTGAGATACTCTTTTAATTTCTTTTTGTAAAAAATCCGACAAGAATGCGTTTCTTGCTTCTTTTAGTCTGTCAATAAAAATTTGAGCTTTAACTTGAGTGGCTCCATATTTTTCCTCTCCAACAACAACATTTTGCAAACCTTGTTTAATATCCTCATTCAAAGTTTTGTATTTTTCAGAACCAAGAACCCTGTTTAAATCTGGTAATACGAAATCTGCTTTAGTTGTATAGTCTGAAACAAGAACCCTGCCCACACTTTCATTTTTAAATAGGTTTTGCATTGCGTTCAGATTCTGTGGGTTAATTCCCCCTTTATCTGGTTCGGCACCCATCGTAATAAGCAAAATAACGTTCTCCACAGTTCTAGTTATAGCTTGGTCCATTTTTTTCAGTTCAAGCTTTGCGTTTATGTCTTCAAGCACTGGATAACCAAACGGTATCGCAAAAGGCTCATAATCTTGCTTCTTATAAAAAGAATGAGAAATTTTTTCTGGATCAAGCTGTATTTTTAAACCATCAGTACTGTAACTTCCGTTTTTAATATTCTTCTGTACATCTTTTGGTAAAGAATTAAATATTTCCTTGTCTTCTTCAGTAGATGGATTTTGCAATCTTGACATTTCGTATTCAGAGAGTATTTTTTCATAAGCACCCTGATTAAAAGTTGATGATCTTTTAGCTACTATATCATAAGGATTCATTAAGACATACCTGATAGGAACCTTGTTTTCCGCCGTTTTTTTAGGCGAAATAGATTTAATTAATTCAAGAAAATCATCATTTTTAAAGTTGCCGTCAATTCTATAAAGAAAAATATTTCCGCTTCTATAATATTCTCTAAAATATTGATCCTTTAAGTTTTGAAAGTTTATTTTTTTAAACCACTCTTTAAAGAAATCCCTGCTTTTTTTTGTGCCTCCATCTAAAAATATTTCAGTGTTGGCAAATTCTGACATTACATCAATAGCGTTTCTGAAAACCGCAACATTAGCATAAGCTTTTTGGCAAAGCTCTATAGCCTCTCTTATATTTACTCCGTCAGATGCATATTTATAAGGAAGAAGTCCCCCTCTTATTCTTGAAAATCTATCTAAAGTTGGGTCTATTGCAGATCTGTTTATTCTCCTACCAGTACTTGATCCAGAAGTTCTAGCACAAGCAGCTGTAGATTTTTTTGTTCCATAAGATGCAGAAGAAACATAAAAAGGGTCTCCCATCATGTTTGGTTCAAATTTATCATTTGCATCTACAACTTTACCAGTTGAAACGCTAGGCTTTTCCTCTTTATTGAATTTACTCCAATAATCGGATTTCTTATTGTATTTTCTCTTTGCCATATTCTTTATTATACACCGAAAAGTCAAAAGTTTAACTTTTAACTTTCATAACTTTGACTTTACCCTCTTTTAATCAATCTATAAACATAGGGGTAAAAGTGCCCTGTACTGTATTAATGCCATCATCCATCATATCGTAATATGTATTCATCATCCAGTTTCCTAAAATCAAAGCCGAGTATGAGTCTTTTCTTGCTTTATCTGCGCCTTTCTGCTTTCTTAAGTTAAGCGGTAAATCAAAGCTTTGTGTACCTTGTGTTGAGGTTGTGACTTGAACCATAGCGCACTCAACCTTAATTAGATCCATCATGTCTTTTTGGTGTTCTACAAAATCAATCATTTTGGACGGCTCAGAATTATTTTCATAGTTCTTGATAAACTTTAATTTCTTTATTGGTATTCTTGCTTTCCTTTGCTTGTTATAATCGTCATTCATTGCTCCCCCAGCAAAAAATATTCTCTTGTGGTCAAAAGACGCTTGCAATAACTCATTGGCATATCTAATCCATTTTGAAGTGGGCTTCCTTAAAAACACATATGTCTGGTTTTCTTTATTATATTGTCTTTTTAGATCCCTTAATCCTTTTTCGTATTCTTGGTGGTCGTCCAAATCTGCATCTATAACATTTAGTTTAAGACCTTCTTTTTTAAATATACTGCTTTCGTTACATGAGTTTAAAAACTGAACACCTCCGTTATAGTCCCCAACAACAGATACCACATTAAAATTTTTCAATAGATAGGCCATATACACAATGTGAGTTCTTAAGTTGGCTCCAGGTAATGCGTAGCTATGGACAACGGTCCCCTTCTTTGTGTCTCTATTTAATTTTATCATCAGTATTGCAAAATCATCAGAACCCTCACTTTCAGACCATGAAGGGTCAAAAGCTAGAATATATTCATCAGAAGGCTCTCCTACTACCTCCACACATTGACCTTCTCCATCTGGTATAGTGCATTCCATCATTTTACTTACTTTGAAGTAACCAGAACTATCGTCTGTAAATACGGCCATAAACTCTCTATCGAACTGAGATTGGCTCATGGTAGCTTTAGCTTGATCAATAAGGTTTTGATCATACAGTTGTTGAGGTGCGCAATCATAACTAAAATGCATTATAACCCTATGAGCTTTATCCTGTTCGTTTTCATTAAGAATCAATGACTCATATTGACAATACATCTTATATAAATGTTCAAACCTGTAAGATGCAGAAGACAAACCAATAATTTTGTTGTTCGGCCATTTATGTCTATCCTCCTCTTTCATTTTACCCTGTTCTATCATCTCGGTTTCGATATCGTATGTCTCCTGTCTCTCTGTCGGGTTTTTTATAACAGAAAGGAATGGCATGATAACCTCGTTCAAGACCTTCTCTGGCATAAGCAGTAATTCGTCAATAATCATACGCTCAAATCGAAAACCACGAAGTTTTTCGCCATCACCAAGTGGCAGAGCCGTTATCTTACTTGCCCCTAACTCCATAACCCATTGATCATTAGCTTTAGACACTCTCGTAATACATTGAGAAAGAAATTCAGCTTTTGGGCTCGCCGCGATCTCTTCCATCTTCGTAAATATCATTTTTGACTGTCGAAAAGACTTAGAAATAATTCCGATGTGAACACCCTGGTTTAAAATAGCGTCTAACAGCGCAAAAACCGCCGTAGAGAAGCTTTTAGACATTCCACGACTCCATATGCCTAAAAAGTAATCGGTCTCCATCATGCCCTTAATAGCCATGTGCTGGAAAGGGAATAATCTGACACCAGTAATAAACTCCGCAGCAAAAGATGGGTTTTGTCTTAAGAATTTATAAAACAATATTTTTGCCTCTTCTTCTTCTAGATATCCATCTATCTCTAAAATCTCTTTGTTTATATCTGGGAACCTATTTCTAGACTCTTGTATTCCTGTTTGCCAACTCATTTTTTTTGTATATATTTAGACCAGAAATATTGTATATCAGTGGACCATAATTTTTTTCCCATGACAAGAAGTTTTGGTATAATGAGCTCACTGTTTTTTCTAGAACCAGAAAAGACAAATTGACAACAATCACTATACTGTTTTTGTATTTCTCTCATATTATGAAAAACATAATCAAGCTTATACTTCTTGTAGCTTTTTTTATTGAGGTTTTCTATCTCATTGATATCGAACTCCATAACCACGAACAAATAAGAGCCCAAAGACCTACACCTATCCATTTCTTTGCAAAAACGAGCATAACCAACTGTTATTGTCCCGCAAAAATCGCCAAATGACTTTCTGTCAACATATGTATAATCATAATCTTGCGATGTCACTCCATAATCGCCGACATCAAGCTTATGCAATTCTGAATTTTTAAAAGTTAATGGTTGTTGTTCTCTAGTATCAATCAAAATTTTTGTTTTAGACAAGTCATTGTCAAAACCTTTTGGCAATCTACAACCCAGCAGTGGGTCAACGCCACATTTATTACATACTGCCGTGTAGCTGCCAAAATACTTTTTATAAACATCAATAGAAGGCAACCCAGCACTTATAAGCTCCAAATCCGTTGGACCGTATTTAAGTTCTTTGTTTTTTATTCTGTCGCATAATAATTTCTGTATATAAGTTTTTACTTCTTTTGGATCAGCTTTATTGCACCACTTCATGAGTTGGTGCGGTTGTGAAAAATCGTGATCAAAGTAATGTTTATAATTTTTAAAAGGGAGAAGCTCGCCAGTGAGTTTGTTTTTTCTTTTGTAGTGTTTTACGTAGTAATCTCCAAGAAACATTTCATGTTTCTTGATGTGGGTATGTAAACCCCTAAGAGATTCGAAATCCCCCTGACATTCTTTGCATTTAAATGACATCGTCTTGACTTATACCTAATACTCTAGCTTTCCACTCAGCCATACCCTCAAGCCTCTCAGCCTCCTTCTTGGCTGTCATTTTTTGCATCTCTGCCATTCTAACCATGTTGTCTCTCTCTTCTTTTTCTTGAAACAATTGAACTATTGATAAAATAGAAGCATTATTTTTTGACTTCGTATTCATTCTCGTAGCCCTGTCTCCTTGTAGCTTTTTTGTAAGGTTTTCTATTCTTCCCTCGCATTGATGGTACTCTGAGCTTTTAGCTTTGATAATTTCGGCCAAGCGCACAGACATTTCTGTTTGATCGTCAGCTACGTCAAACATGTCGTTCAACTTATTTAAGTGCTTGCTTATAACTTCTAAATTAATAATTTCCTTACATACATTTAGATAAAGATTTATCTCATCAGCAGAACAGTCTGGTTTATCCCAAGTAAGCCTTATGAATTCATGCTCAAATAACTCTCTGTCGCTTTTGTCTAAATAGTTATTAATTATTTTTAAGAAACGCGAATTGTTTAGGTTTATACCCAATCTTTCCACGTATACTTGATGCTGCCTATTTAACTTAGACTCTTCGAAGGCATTACCAGTTGCCTCATTAATCTTTTTTACTATTCTGCTTGCTGCTTTAGGCGCTACATAAGAATCTAACGCACCGCTGTCTTTAGATGGCAGGAAATCAGGGTTAATATCCTTAATAACCTCTAAAACAGCCCTTTGCTCAAGACTTAATGGGTTTACCCTCTTATCTGGAAAAAGAAGCTTCGCAATTGCTAAAGAAGAAAGCTCGTCTCTCGCTTGTTGTATAATAAATTCTTTTTGCTCTTCAGAAAATTGTATCTCTTCCTGTTTACCTTTAAATTGGGTATTGAATTCTATTGCGTTATCAATCATAAATTTACGCACAAGCCTTCCTTGTTTATTCCTGCCGTCAAGACTATCATCCTCGAAACACTTTCTAGTCATCTCGTTAAGATCAGTTATTTTTTTGCTATTTTCTAGAATAAATTCTTTTTGTTCTTTTGTTAAGTCCATGTTTTATTTTTATACTCCTAATTTACCTCTCATTGCCCAAATTATAATAAACAACATTATCAAAATAATTTCAACAATATCCATTACTCAATTCCTGTTATTATTATATCTTGTTCTCTTATTATGTCTGAAGCGGTTTTCAAAAATAACTTTTTTAGGTTTTTAACTTGCCTGTAACCAGCCTTCCTTTTCTTTTCGTTTGTTTTGTAGCCCATTAGCTTGGCAACCTCCTCTTCTCCAGTACGCTCAAAAAACAACATATAATATGCCTTGTAATGTAACTCACTCAGTTCTTTCTTCATGAAAACATTGAGTTTGTTTATTGGATCATCAAACTGCAATTCTTCACTTGGCCACTCCCCCATTTCATACAAATGATTCTCACTAGGTACTGAAACTTTTAATTCAAAAGCTACTTTTTTTGTTTTTGACCATTTTGAAAAATCAACACACTCCCCATCTTGTAAACCGCTTTTTGTAAAGGAACAAGCATCACCCCCCAAATTGTGGTGACAATTAACACACGGCTTAACATAGTTGCCATAGTGATTTCTAACCAGATTTCTTATCTGATTAGTTACTATAGTATTTATCCAAGGCTCTAACGGTAGATCTTGATTCCACATACTCCATTTTTTATAAATATGGAGCTTTATAACTTGTTCTACATCTTCAAAATCAAACCAGGCTATACAATCTAGCCTCCACCTACTACGCTGTTTGCGTATGGCTAATTCTATTACATCAATATAGTCCTCAAATTTTTTACCTTGATCTTCTGTCATCAATAAAGTCTTCTATAGTTTTAGAACCTCTACTTCTTACAGTTTTAGGTGATTCTTTTTCTCCAGCTAAAGAACCAAAGGTAAATACATTATTCCCGTTAGACTCTACATCTACAGATAGCTTATCGATATCTGGGATAAAATCTATGTCGGTTTCATCTTCCGCCAAAGACTCTTTTTTTATAAATTTCTTCGGCTCTTTTTTCTCGAGGTGGTTTCCCCCACACTTAGAGCCGCAACTTGAGCAAAATTTAGGCTTGGAATAGGCATATTCAATTTTACTGCCGCACTCAATACAAAAAACATGGTTCATATACTTTATTTATACGTCAAATCAATGGTTTTTCAAAAAAAAAGAAATACCAATCCATGTTTACACCAAAAAACACTAAATATTAAAAATAATCAGACCTGTTTCTTGGCATTTTATTTTTAGGTGTTTGATTAGCAACTTTCGCGTAATAAATAGCCATGCCTAACATAAAAAATAATATAAAACCAACAATCAATAAAAACAGCATATAAATAGATACACTTATCTTTTTGTTTTCCTTACTATCTAATTATAAGGATACTTAAAACTTTAATGTGTCAGACAATCTTAATCTAGCCAAACTATTATCCCCACCTTGTGTACTGTATTCTTGATTTACAATTAATGTCCCAGATGGAACCAAAAACCCTATGTCTTCATTAATAGTGCTAATAGGATCTCCAGCTACATCTTTCGGTATAAATAATATATCGGATTCAATTCTATCTCCACCGCGAGACATAAACGATTTAAAACCAGTGGATTCTATGCCAACATTTATCTCGACATCCTCAACAATAGACCTTACAGCGGTACAGTCATTCCCTATTTTTTTTACCAACTCATTGTTATATTTTTTGTCGTAAGCAAAATCAGTAATCAATTCGGAGTTTAAAATTTCGCCGCTTATACCACTAATTGTAGATGAATAAGAATAAACAACATTATTACTACTCATTAAATTGTTATAATTATTATTAATGGTATTTGTATTGTTCTTGAAATCTTCGTTTTCAGGGAAATCTATACACTCAAACTTAGCCCTAAGCTTAACAGGCTCAAACGGCCTTACAGTAACAGAGTAGTTATTTAAAAAACATTTTTTGTATATGCTCGCACCAATCCTAATTGGAAAAGACCTCTCCCCAGTACCATTATAAGAATCAAGCAAAAAAGAATAAGATTCTTCGTTGTTATCTATATTTAATAAAAAAAACTCAATATCTACTTCGCAACGATCATCACTAGCGGAAACCATACCTTGTGGACCGCAACCTGATCCTAAACGATTAATTTTAGATGCCGCAACCGAACGACTAACTGAATACTTCGATGCAAATATAAATCTACCATCGCCATCCACTACCGAAGACCCACTATCATCATTAGCCTCTCCAACGTAAACTGGTATATTATCATAAACCGCCATACATATCTATACACTATTTTGCCTCTACTTTACTAAAACACTCCCACTAATACCCTTTTTTATAATAGATTTGGCCTTTTCAATATCATCCCCCGACAAATCGAACCACTCGCCACGAAAACGTTTAGAATCAAACAATGAATGTAAATACCTTTCTGTTTCATTCATATACAAAACCTCACGATGAAATATAAGTCTCACTTCTGGCTCTTGGCTTTGTAACGTCTTCTCTCTATATACTGGTTTGTCTTTTGTTCTTCCTATCTTTATCCGACCATTCCGATCGCTCTTCATTAAATAAACATTACCTGTGTATTCAGTAAGTTCAAATCCTTCCTCAATTTCATCCAGCTTTTTTGAGGCTTCGTTGTAGTCCTTGGTTCGCAAGGCAATAGCCTTTGGACGGATTCCATCTTTTTGTGGTGGTTGCCAGTAGTAGAACCCTCGTTTTTTATATAAGCCTTTGATGCCCTTAAAATGTGGAGGATATGTTTTTCTTTTTTCTTTTTCCTCTTTTTGGTCTTTTTTGTCTTCAAAATACTTCCTGTCATGTTTTATCGGGGCTGGGTAAATAGAATCCCTCAAATTCTCCAAATAACTTTTCTCCTTTTTGATCAACGGATTCTCCCACGGATTCTTCTTATACGAATTTAAATAATCTTTTCTGCTCATGTTGTCGTGATCACAGCATCTTTTATACAAAACCTCTTGGGTCCGAAGACCTGATAAATAAGAATCACTAAAGAATCGCCCATCAATATCTTTGTTTCTTTTGCTACTCAAATCACCACAAAAAGGACATAATTCCGCAGAGTCGCCATAAAAAACATGAACCTTCTCATTTCCATTTACATAAGCGTCTTTATGATAATCACAAGTACTATTCATTTCCGCTATATCACAACGATAATAACTTGGACAACCAACATTAAGAACCCTCTCCTCTAAAGATCTAGAAGAATTCTCTATATAGGCAAAATCATACTCGTCTCTAATATAAGGATTGCAAATACCCAAATGTGGGCTTCTCAAATATGCAAAAGCAAACACACGATCATAAGCACGAACAAGCGTCCTCTTGAATTCCAAGTTCCTTATAATTATAATATCACTATGCGGCACTTTTAATGTGTCAAACACCTTAACATATTGATCGTGAAGATCTTCCATTTCCCGCTTCTTCATGCGTTCTTCCCCCTTTTTCTTTTTTTGCTTCTCTTCATGCTCTCTCAAAAGACGCTCAACCAATTCTTCTTTAGTCTCTGTTTTTGTTTCCATAATCTTAAAGTAATCGCGGCATGGGAATTTATTTTACCTTTCTCTTGCCTAAAGCTCATTATATATTTTTTTTTATTATTGTCAAGACTAAAAGTAATCGCGGCATATGAGTTATTATATTTTACTTTTTTTTAAAATGGCCGATCCGATTTTTTCCAGCTAACGACTCTGGGTTTATATTTTTTATATATTGCTCCTCATTAATGGGGGGAGGGGCACAGCCCCCACATCACCTTATGCTGAATTGTCATTGATAAACTGAGTGGGAAGTCCCCCCCGCGAAATCTCACATTTACCCGTCTAACAGTTTCACTTAATGGGGTAGGGTGTCTGTTAGATGCTATTAACAAAATTTTACGCTCTAACTTTCGTTTTTTTTGTCTGAGGCGAGTAAAGCGAATAAATACCCCTCCCCTGTGGAACATTCTTGTGGAACATTATAACTCGTTGATACTCAGTCGATTAAAACATGAAAATAAATGAAGTTTAGGCTTCCATTTTTCGCCTATTCTGGTATAATATAGCCAAGAAAGAGAGAGAAAGACACTATGAAAAACACTAAAACAATATCACCAGTTCCGAATGTCCATGTCATCCTTAGCGACATGCTCGCCAAGGCTACCCGCAATCATGAGCGCCAGCTTGAGCGTGAGCGCCAGTTCCAGATCAAGCGTGAGCGTGAGATGGTAATGAAAGCAAAAAGAGATGCTGAAAATAAGTGTCGAAACATCTTGCAAGGTCACTAAAAATATCGTAAAATATAACCAGAAAGAAACACTACCATGAATAATAACACTACTACAAAAAAAGACTTTTGGACTGAAGGCTACGAAGCACCTTGTCGCTCTAACGGATATCAGAGCAATCGTCCAAGCGCATTTCAAATTGACTTGCACCACTCAAGCGAATCCATCCTTAATAACTGGTGGCTTAACACCAAGCGCAAGATGGACAAGGACAATAGCCGCATGGAAACTAACAGGCTCGTTAGCCAACTACGCAGCATCGAAGGTGAGTATGCCTACCGCAATCTCTCTCTCCCTACTAACTACTAACAGAATAATACTACTATGATAAAATTCACATTCAATGACTCCGATAGAGGAGCATATACCGCCGAGATCGAAGAAATTATAATTGATGGACTCGATACCCGTGACTACCCAGACTTTTGCGATGCCTTCATCACTGAGGCTCGTCTTGAAGGTCGCATGGCTACCGATGAAGAACTTGACCAGATGAATGATGATGGTGGGTTTCGCTATGATCAGGTAATGGAATCAGTATACTAACATCTAACAGAATAGATACTAATGGACACTATAATGGATACTAGAACAAAGACATACCGCAAGAACTTCACGCCTAAAGCTAGGGTATACCACTATGCACTAGACCACGTTATCACTAAGCATGAGGATGATGTGTTAGACTTCGGATGTGGTAAGGATAACTACTGGTCTAACAGATTAAGCGCACAAGAGTATAGCATCGATGGCTATGATCTATCCATGCCTAATGCCACCTCTAACGATACATACTCAGTGATCTTAGTGTCTAACGTGTTGAACATCCAAGAGACAGTCGACCAGTTAGAGGATACACTAGCCAGCATCATGAGCTTCAGTAAGTCAGGCACACACATAGTGTGGAACTACCCAAGCGGACCGAGGAAGATGAGCCTAGACATGGACGCACTGCATGAATACGTTAGAGTAGCAGCGCATGACAGTGGCTATATCACTCTAACAGATTGCCTCAAGGGCGAGCATCAAGGGCTATACGTCACCACGCTCATCTAACATCTAACAGCTTTTTCATAGTGCAATAGTGTGCCTCGTCCCTAGTAGTGTGGGGGCGGGGCTATGCTCTAACATCTAACAGCATGTGTAACTCATTGATACTCAACGACTTAGGGCGGGGCACCCCCTGCTGGGCCGTAACTCGTTGATACTGAGTGACTTATGACTGTTAGAAGAATCGTAACTCGTTGATACTGAACGACTTACATAGGGTAAAATAAGCAAAGAAAAAGCTTCACATATGCTTACTGTTAGAGTATAATTAAGGCATGAAAACGCTACTACTTCTGATCGCCCTTACCACACCCCTACTATCTAACACCCCTCTGTTAGTAAAGCCTAACGTGCCATGGTATCACATGACGCAAGGCGTTAAGCACTTCGAGGGCTTCCGTGCCGAGGCGTATACGTGCTGCGGTGGTAAGCGCACTATAGGATATGGGCACACAGGCAAGGCGGTGTCTAAGGGCATCAT